AATTGATTTACTCTAGAACCACCTGATCCGTCTGGATTAACTGCCATTTCTGGATGTGCAGGGTCAATATGACCATCAATAATAACAACATCTACATTCTTGCCAGATGCAGTAACTGTTAAACTATCTGTTGCTAATGTTGTACCACCAACACCCCAGTTATTTCTATTAGTCGGTTCTGAGTGTCTTAATAAACCCCAGTTAATATCTGAAGCATCGGCAAAGTTGTTTTTATCAAACTCACCATTAGTTATTTTATACATTGGTTTAGTTGTAATGTCAACCAGTTCTTTTAGATCTACACCCCAAACTCTTGGATCAGCTTTAATTGTTTCTGCTTCTTCAACAGAAAGCATGTAATGTGTATTACGACTAATCGGTCTTTTATTTGCAACTTCAACGGCTCTATTTGGAATGTGCAGATCGCCGCCTGGAGTTTCCATATCATCATAGAAACCCTCTAGGTCTTCTCTATTGTGTAGAGTAACAATCCATTCTTCCATGTCTTAGGCCTCCAACTGCAGTATTTCTATAGCTACTGTAATTGCCGCAGTACTACCACTTCTGTTTCTTACTTTAACGGGTATGTTTGTTGTTGGTGTTGCTTCTAAATTATAACCAATTGCTCCTGGCGATATTAATACTTTTAATTGGCTGCTTGATGTAATAACTTCTGCAATAATACCAGCATCTGGAGCTGGATCAGATGTTTCTGCTCTTGAGTTGTCTGCTTGACGTGCAGCATTACTTGTATAAAGTGTTACCCAAGCTGCAGCACTTGTTGTAATTGAATATAACGCGTATCCTTTAAATCCAGTAATATCAATGTCTGTTGATACGTTATCGGCAATTGACGCTGTAGCAGCAGAAGGAGATGAACGACTTGCCATACCGCTACCGCCGCCGCCTCCACCAATATCTGCATTATTAGCAAGCTGCACCCATGCACCACTGTGAGCAAAATAAGCTGCACCTGTT